AGAGAGATCATCGTTGACTTTCTCTCCGTTCCCAACTCGCGTCGCGTTCCGGATGACATCACCGATGTACGAGCGAATTGTGTATTCCTGTTCCCAGACTCCTTGGCCTTTATCGACGACAGTTTCGTACCCGATTTTCCCGAAAAATCTACGCATCCGGCACCTCCACTACAGGTCGCGCGTGAAGGTCCAGTCGTTGTCGTAGTTGTGCGGGAAGTAGTAGCCGGTGTCCGGAACCGCGACGATCGAGATGCTCGCTCCGGGAGCGATCGCAGCCTGCGCACCCGCGGCGAGCGTGGCGTTGGTCTGCTGGTTCTTGTACGTGACGCCCGTGACGGTCGGGATCGTGACGACACCCGTAGACGGAACGAACGTGGGCGGGACGTTTGTGGTGACGATCAAGATGCCGGCACCGCGGACGATGATCTGGGCAGTCTTGTACTCGGTCAGAGCACCCGAGAGTCGGGTCTCGATCAGATACTTGTACTGGTTGAAGTCGATGTCGAAATCTTCGAACTTCGTCAGCTCGCCGCCCTTGGTCGAACCGACCGAGTAGTCGAACATGTTGACGATCAGGACCAGAACCTCGCCGCCACCGCGCTGCACGCCGGCCATGACGGGGACTTCGACGATCTCGGAGACCGCCAGAGCCGAAGCGAGCTCGGCCTTGGAGTTGTGGTAGCGACGACCGAGGTTGTCCTTGGACAGCAGCATGTCCATCATGACGCCGGTGGTCATGTAGGCCTTCGGGCCAGTGCCCCAGTAGTCCTCACGGCCACGGAGAACCGCCTCGACCAGAGCCTCACCCGCGACGTTGGCCGGAACGGTCTTGACGTCGGTGTAGAAGACGTCGTCGTGGACGATCGCACGGATCTTGTCGTCCTTGATCTTGTCCGGGTCGTCGATCTCGCGACCGTCGCCGACGAGGATCGCGCGCGCGACCTCCTCGCGGATCATGAAGTACATCTCGACCCACAGCCATGCGACGACATCGAAGTCGGTGATGTCGACGATGTCGTCGCGGTCGAGCTTCTGCTTCTTGTAGATGGTCTGCGGAGTGGTTTCCCGCTTGGCGATCGCGAAGAACTGCTCCTTCTTCATCGTCGCCTTGATGTAGCCCTTGGCGCGGGCTTCCTCGTGCGTGAGGTCCGCGGACATGCTCTTGATCCGCGAGAACGGCAGCTTGCGCGTACCGTTGATGACGTCTTCGACCCAGTCGCGCCGGCGCGTGATCCACTGCGGCTTGTTCTCGATCGTCCGCGCGTCCGGGAACAGCATGTCGATGTTGGTGATGCCGTAGTCGCCTTCGGCGTGAGCCAGCTCGCTGAACTCTTCGACGCCGGCGGGAAGGAAGCCGAACTCCTCCGCGTGCGCGAGGAAACCCTCCTTGAAGGTACCGAGCTTCTTGGAGGTCTTCCAGATCGTCCGGAGCTGTTCGATCGTCAGCGTCTTGCCGCGGCTGGCGCCGGCGTCGTGCTGCAGGGTGTCAGCGTTCTTCTCGAACACGTTGGTCACGGGTCCTTCCTCCTGGTGCTCCAGGGAGTCGTCCTTGTCCGACTCGGCCTTGTCTTCGGTCTTGATGTCGTCGGACTCGTCGTCCGAGTCGAAGTGCTTGAACTCCGTGTCCGTGAGCGCCCGGTGCAGCAGGATCTTCACTGCTTCCTGCTGTTCGGCGTTCAGCGTGTCCAGCACATCCATGATGGACTTGTGTTCCAGCGTGTTGTCCGTCTCCATCCGCAGGTCGAATTCCTGCACGCCGGAGTGGATGATCGCGTCCTCATCGTGGATCTCGTCGAGGTCGGGGTCGATTTCGCCGTGCACAACACGAACGTAGTCGATGCGTGCTTCCGGATTGGCGCCGGCGAGAACGAGACTCACCTCGTTGATGACGCCATGCAGAACAGTCTTGGCCTTCTCGACGAGCTTGCTGGCGAAGATCGACAGGGATTTGATGTCCTTGTGGGCGACGAGCTGCTTCGCCGCCTTTCCAGCCGGCGTGTCATTGAAGAAGCCGTACGCGTAGACGCCCTCTTCGCGATGCTCGAGCACCGCGTGACCCAGCACGTTGTCGACCTTGCCGTGACCGTGCTGCCAGATCAGCGGAACGGTCTGCTGGTGCATGTGCTTGAACGCAGTCGGCGAAATGGTTCGCCCGTCCGAGCACTTGCGATTCGCCACGGTTGCCCAACCACCGAAATCGTGGTTCTCCACGGCGTCTCCTTTCATGAAACAGAGCGAAGTCGCTCGGGCGGCGACTCTAGAGCGCGTTGTGGGGCGCGGGGTTCCAGAGCCGGTTGCGGTCCATTACCACGTTTGTCGTCGGGCATGTTGGCGTTGTCGAGCTTGTCAGCCTTCTTGTCCTTGGACGGGATGAAGCCGATGGCCGTTCGGATTTCGTTCGAAGTGAGGATCTCATTCCTCGTGAACTTGTCCGCGATCTCGGCCAGTTGTTCGACAGGAATCAACGCGAACGGGTCGCGGAAGAACATGATGCTCTGATGCTGGCTTCGCGCAGTCTTCGTCAAGAAAGAGCGAACCATTGCTTCACGAACAGCTTGCACGATTGGCTTGATCGTGCGGTTGTAGTAGTTCTGCATTTCCAACTGTTCGGCAGTACCGTCCATTACCTTCTTGGAAATGCCCAACTGGCTGTACAGCAGTGATTCGAGGTACTCGACCTGCTTCAGCAAATTGTTTTCGGAAGGTCGATTGAGCTGGGTGACCTTTTCAGTTCCGTCAATGTAGGCGATGCCGTATTGGCTCGACTTCATCTGGAACTCGATGTCGCTACGACGCTGTTCGGCTTGCTTCCGACGCGTTTCTGATTTGACGGTGTATGGAAGTTGAATGATGATGTCCAGCTTACCCGAGCTCGACTGCTCATCGACCGCGTCCAGCAAGTGGAGCTTTCGAATAAGGCGTTGCAACGTCGAGTTCGGTTCATTCATGATCGGGTAGAATGGATTCTCCACGATCGCGACGAATTCTTTGGCGAGTAGAACCTCTTCTCGCCGTCCCGTTCGCTCGTTGTAGAGCTCAACGCGCACGTGTTCCGGATGCCACTGAGTGATGCGGCCGACTCGCATCGTTTTGATGTCGAAACCGCCGGTCAAATTCGGGTTGGCCGTGGTGTCAACAGGAACAATTGCGATCACGCCCTCACCAAACAGCGAGAGGGCAATATCCATCCGGAAATGCGTAGCTGCTTGATCGATGTTTGCCTGAACATTCAGACAGTCGTTCAAGCCACTCTTGATTTCGGACTCAAAACGATCTTGGTCATCCAGACGAACGTGTTTGAAGTCCAGGCTGGCAAAGTCGATCGCCATGCGCGTGTAGATAGCAGCGACAATCGTCTTTTCGTTCGTGTACCTGAGGCGAGTTCGATCCGGCCGCGTTCCGTAGGACGCGACAGACTCAAAAAGCTCAGTCCTGTCGAGGTTTACGAACGCGTTCCACGCATGCGCCAGCCGGTCGGTGAACCTTCCCATCCATTACCTCCCCTCATTACTCGAACGCCTCCTTGTGGACCTTCCAGGCGATGTAGGCATCCATGGTAGACGCCACATTGTCGATCTTCTCTTCGGAACGCTTCTTCAAAAGCTTCCGGTTGCCGTTCGTATCTTCCAACGTGATGGCGTTACCCATCGTGAAGGACATAAGGGCTTCGTCAAATATGAGCAGTCGGTTCTCAGCAAGCTTCTTCAGCTCACCAAGTGGTACCGACTCTGTACGAGCACCCTGCGGGACCTTCTCGATGCCCCAAGCTCCGTTTTCGAGCTCCCAACGCTGTACGAATTCCTTGGCGTTATAAGGGTCGTAACCGAAGCATCGAACATCGTAACTTTTCTCCTGAATATGACGGTCAAGGTCATCGTAGACCTCCATCATGTCAAGAACCGTGCCGTCAAGCACGTGAAGGCTTCCCTCATGGCGAAATTCTTCGTACTTATGCCTGAGAGCGCCCGGAAGTTTTAGAAGAGTGTTCGAAGAGATATAACTGCGCGTCTTTACGCCAAAGCGACCCAGCGAAAGAGGGAAGAGGAATGAGAACGCACAGAAGTCGTCACCCTGAGAAAGGTCTGCGCCCAAAGCGCAGGGCAATCCCCAGTATTTTCGAGGAGGATGAGGAATGGTGTCCTCATAAGTAAAGAAGTAAGTGTATCCCTCCATGGGGATGCCAAACCTCTTTGCGAGAATATCGTTACGAGCAGCTGGGGCTTTCTCTGCGCGCTCGACATCCAGTTGATACGTCTCGTACGTAACGGTCTTACCGATGTTGGGCTGAGCTTTGACCCACATCTCCGGGTCGCCGACCTCTTCGAGCTCATCCAATCGGTAGTGCCAGATGGAAATATGCGGCGCATAGTAGTCGCCCTTTAGAATCTCCTGAAGTTCAAGCTTGATCGTATCGCCAGAACCATTTCGGACGGTGCCTTCGGAACTGATCGCCAGAATCAGGTAATCATCAAGCTTTGATGCGCCCTGTTCGATCGCGCCGATGACATCCTCACGCAGATCTCCGGATAGCCATTCATCCACGGTCGACATTTTGGTTCGAAGACCCTGCAACTTGCCGATCGACATTGGACGAATCTCGAGCATACTTCCCGTAAGAAAGTTCTCGATACCCTTCTTTGTTGCGGCAAGTTTTTGGCGGAGAAAACGATTCCCCGTGGTGTTTTGCATTGAGCCCTGTGTCAAGAATTTGAACAGAGGACCCTTTGCTCTTGTGATTGCTGTACGAAGAGGGCTCATAACCTCTTCAGCTTGCTTCATCGTGGGCGCTGTGGTGATCTGATGTGTCGTGTCTGTATCGACAATCAGGAAATATGCTTGAAAGCATTCGGCATACATCGATTTGGCCGCGCCTCGGGCCACAATCAAATATTGCTTTGTCGTCAATCGCATCTTGACCGTCTTGACAACGAATTTGTTCACATCAGGATCCCAGACCTGACGCTCGATAAATTGATACCAACCCAATACTTGCTCTGCCCACAACTTGAAAGTGGGCAAAAGCTTTAGGTCGCTACCGTCGGTTAGAGTGAGTTCGTTCTCACAGAAGAGAATAAACCCCTTGACCGCGTCCTCGTCGTACCAGAAATTCGGATTGTCGATCAGCGCGTCAATGCGGTTCATCTCCATGGAGATTTCGCGGTTTACGGGAACATCCCCGCGGAGAACTGCATCACGGAATTGTCCGTAGTAGAACGGAACAGCCGTGTTGGAAAGCGCCAACGACTACCCTCCTTTCTAGCCCGCACCACCAGTTGCGAGTGATTTGACAGCGAATTTCGCCACTGCCTTACCAGCTTGGGCCTGAACCTCACGCTTGCCGATCTCGAGCAAGGTTGAGGAAAGCCAGCGAGTCACGCCGTTCTGTTCGTTGACCTTGAGTCGCTTGAAGTCCTGCTCCAACTGCATGCGCCGAATGGCGGCCTGCAAATCGGAGTTGGAAACCGAAGCGATCTTGGTCTGCTTGACTTTATCTTTGATGTTCTGCTTCTGTCGAGCATCCGAGCTGACCGGATGAGGCTTCTTCTTGCGAACGCCCCACCTCATCCCCTTGATGCCGAAATGCGCGAGGAAATCCTCGACTACGGCATCGGCTCCGTCCATTCCTCGTCCTCCCTCTTCACGTTGAGAGTCCATTCGAGCTTCTGAACCTGCTGCTCGATGGCGGCGATGTGAAAGGAAGTCGCCGGTGGATCGAAAAGCAGTTTTGCATGTAGGAACACGAAAGACTTGACGTCATCCATGTCCATACGATCACCGATGAATTGATCCCAGGTTTCACTCCCGGTGACAACACGAAACCCTTGCGGGGGGCCGATTCCCAGAGACGACAATCGTCCCAGAGCCGAATTGATGTGCCGACGAACCGTCGGATCGAAAACGTCGTAATCGTCCGGAAGGCCGAGATCCAACTTGATGTCGTCGAGAATCTTGTCGCTCATGCACCGCCTCCCATGTTTGTGACTACGACATCGCCGGGGATGCTTGCGTGCCCCAGCATGTTTCCGCTTCCGGAATCTCGATACATGAGAGCAAGAGAGACCTTACCCTCCGCATCGATGTCTTCCGCAGCAACAACGAACCACACAGGAGGCAAACTTCTCGGAAGTCCAGCTGCGAAATACATCGGGCCGTATCCGAAAGTATGTGGCGTATTGGTCCCCGTGCTGCGAAAACGAACAGGAACGCCATCGATCAACGATGCAATATCGAAGGTGGCTTCCTGTGTGTTTTGGTAGAAGAACCCACAGTTCCACAACAGTCGATCTCCGGGCGAAGCGGAGATCGGTACGGAACGGTACGCAGCCGGGCATGGAACCCAAGAGCCCGAATCCCCAGCAGGCCCAAACGCACCAGTTGCTGCAGTGGTGATTGTTTGAGCTTTGAGCGTGCCATCTGCGCCAGGGGCTCCTGGAGCACCCGGCGTTCCTGGTACTCCCTGGGGTCCTTCAGGTCCAGCAGGACCTTCGGGTCCGGGTATTCCTTGAGCCCCCTCTGGACCTTCAGGACCGGGGATACCCTGAATGCCCTGAATTCCTTGTATCCCTTGTGGGCCTACATCTCCCTCCGGACCTTCTGGCCCAGGTGGACCGGGAGGACCTTGCGGTCCGGGGGTCCCAGCTACCTCAATGTGAACGTCACCCGTCGTGGCATTGGGGGGAGTACCATTGACAGTACGAACAACTGTGTAGGTAGCTGGGACCGGATCCACTTGCGCGATCTCTTCGTAGCGAATGACGCTGGGGGACGTCAACGGGAGCGCGAAGTGGAAGCCATACCCTATCGAACCTTCGATTTGCTCGGAGACTCGATAGGTTCCGCCCGGAAGGCGTACTAGTTCTATCGATCCGAGCCCATTCGAAAGATCGACGATGACTGGCGTCCTGGAAAGGACCTGTCCGTCGATGCGAACACGGGGCGGATAGAAGAGAATCCGCCCCTCCGCCGCAAGCCCCTGCGCTCGGATGTAGTCGATGTCGATCTTGGTCTTGAGCGCCATGGGCTCACGCTCCTCTCAGTACTGCCATTTTGACGGAGAAGGTCAGAGACCGGTGTTCGGCTTCGGCGCCAACACGTACATCTGGGTGTACAGGAATGCCTTGAGCGTGTCGCGGATCTTGGCGAGGTCATCGTCACCGAGATCGGCGTCGAGCTCCAGGTTCGAGAGGTGTTCGTCGAGCTTCTGCTCGAGATTCTGCCCGACGGTTTGCAGATCCAGACGGAGAGCAGCGAACTGCTCGGGATCGAGCTTGACCGCGTCGTCGTCCTCGGCGATCTGGGCCAGAACTCGGCTCTGTGCGGTGAGCGCGGCGCTGACTGCGTTCCGCCAGGCCAGGTTGTTGAGGAAGCCTTCGCCGGCCGGCCAACCTCCCGACTTTCCTTCGCTCATGTGTGCGACCTGATCACGGACGCGAGCCCACTCACTGGGGTCAACCATGTCGTCATCTCCTCCGTTGACGAACCTGTCGTACCACTGCTGCGTGGTCGTCAGGACGGCATTCCAGGTGCCGTTGATGAATGGTCCTGGGCACGATGTAGCGCTCCAGTAACCGTGAGGAACGAGATTGTTTGTGTTGGGGCGCTCGCCGATGACTCGAGCGAACAACCAACCAGCCAGACGAGCCGCGCCGCGCCATGTGGCTTCGCCAACTCGCCATTCGGGGCCGACGGTCTCGTTGCACATTTCGATCGAGATGGATTGCTCGTTGCCCGACGTATTTCCTGTCGCCCAGGCGTATTCGTTCACCTTGACGAACTGAGCACACGAACCTGGACCGTCGATGTTGAAGTGAGCGGATGCCGGTCGAACCTGCCAGACAGACAGGACACCACTGTGCGACAACCGACCACCGTTGTGGTGCAGCGTGACCTTGGACTTGCGATGCTGCGTGTGCGTGACGTGACCCGTAGCGCTGAGCTCGTCGATCAGATCCAGCACGGGCTGGTCGTACGCAATGAGGGTGCCCATGTCATCTCCCTGATCAGAACGCGGAAGGAGCGCCGCGCAGCTTCCGGTTATTGAACTCGCGCTCGATCGCGTCGATGCGGTCCTGGTCGTAGCCGGCCGCGGTGAGGCGCTCGACCACGACGTCAGCGTTGGGACCCCAGTTGCCGTGGAGGACTTCCTGGGCGATGACGTCGGGGTCCTTGAGTGCGCCCTTCTCGACGCCTTCGGTGGAGAAGCTGCGGAAGTTCTCCGGAGGGACGGCGTTCTCGCCCTTGCCGTCGAAAGTGTGACGCGAGAGCAACGCCTTCACGTCGGCAGCCTCGGTCTCCTTGCTGACCTCGGTACCCGAGTGCTTGGGCGACGTCGAAGTCGTCGGCTTCGACTCCGCTGGCGGGTCGATGGGGGTGGGCTTGTCGTCAGTGTTGTTCTTCGCGGGCTCGGTCACGGGCTTGGCCTTCCTGGACGAGGCAGAGGTTGCCACAGTCTTGTATCTCCGGGTGTTCTCGGTGTGAACGGTTGTCTGAGCTGATTCTCGTCACCGTAATGGATCGCGTTATGCGTGTCATGGGTAACGAGAATAAGGAATTCCATGTCGAGCGCATTTGAAGTGCCGTGAAGGATGTCTTCCAACGCCAGCGGATTCATGTGATGAATAATCGGCCGGTCATGGATTTCAAATCCTTCCACAGCGAGATCGCAGCCGGCATCACGCGCGATCACATCGTGTCGAACCTGACGCCATTCGCGCGAAGTGTAGAACCTCTGGTTTACCCATCGATTCGATCCGAAGGTTTCGCCGCATACCACACCCTTAAGGGAGAGATATCGAAACCGTTCCGCGTGTGTAGGTAGCTGGATGAGCTCAGAATACGATCTCATCGCGAACAACCTCGTAGTTCGAATCGTCTAGATCCACCGCGTCGTTGTTTGCAGGTTTGTGTCCTGCATACGCTCGCATGGCGTTCAGTGCGTCCTCGTAGAGGGCCTCGATGCGCTTCTGGCTATCCATTACTTCTTTCTTGGTAGCCAGAAGTGCGTTCTCGTTCTCGAGTTTCTGCTTCTCGATCGCTTCACGAGTCGAACCAAGCTTCAAAGCCCAGATCGTCTCTTGCGAAGACGCTGTTCCTGCTCTCAAGCGCTGCTCGACGAGGTCGAAAGCCAACGAAGAGAGCTGGTACTCGCGATCCTGAGAACTTCTTGCAGGTGCACGTGGAGTTCTCAGTTCTACTTCATTACTTTTACGACGAGACATGAGGCTTTCGACCTCCTTCCAGGCGGCTCCGGGTAAGAAAGTTGTCCCAAAATTGCCCCCGGAGCAATTTTTGGG